CATCAGAACGGACAATCTGATAGGCAAGGTTAATACGATTATACGTACGATTCGAACTCTCAACGGCAGAGGGATAAAACTGACTCTCAAAATAGGCATCAAGACTCTCAACAGCCCCTACTCTCTGATTAAAGAATCGAGCGGGAGTGGAGGCGCCAGGATAAACAAGGAGATATTCCGATCCGCTATAACCAACACGCCAAGAAGCGGGCCAAGCGAACGAATAAACTGACCACTGCGAATAGGCATAATAATTACGGACGATATCCCAATAAGCCAGGTAAGAATCCGCGTTCGCATAAAGCAACTCATTCGAAGCAACGTTATTGGTTTGATCAACCTGGTCATAGTTAGGGGAAGTTCCATTGCCATATTCGTGATTGCAGATACGGAGCCAATTGAAAAGACTATTAGAGAACGCCGAGGTATCTCCATTAAAAAGTCCAGCAGTCGCGCTATTAACAGAGGTGGGCAGCCAATTCCACGACAGATCATTCATGTCAAAACTGCTACTATTCGTCCGCATCTCCGGATGATAAAGCTGCATTGGAACCCAGAAACGATGCAAACGTGCCGTATAAGGGTTAAAAGACGGCACAGCAAGAGGATTCGAACGAACATCAATACCCTGTGCAATCGAAACACGATCTCGAGCATTGATAAAGTCGATACGTACCGGATATAAAATTCCTGGAGTGCAAGAAAACGCCTTGCTCTCGGGGACATCATACCGAGAATAACCATTCACGGCATGTGAAACAAAAGGTTGTTTACCCATAAAACTAAATTATTGTTAAACCATAATTATCTTTCCAGAACAGAATAATATCTTCATCCAACCATACAGGAGGATCGAATTCGGGAATACTACCTGCACTGCGAAATTCATATACTTTTTTTAGTTCCCAACTATACGACGCTCGAGAGGATACGGCGGAACACAAGGCTTTAGCCTTAACACACTGAGAAACAATATGACGAACCAGAGAAGACTTGCTAAAACGTGCGTAAGCGTCAGAGGAAAGAATTGCACGCACATCCTTCTCGGGGTCTGTAAGATATCTATCATAGTAACGAGGAATCGCATAATTAAACGTGCGACCAGAAAAAGAGCGATCCGCGTAAGACCATAAACGAACGCGATGAGAAGGGCGAGGCATAATACCGAGATAATCACCGACTCCGGCTGAGATGAATTTTCGAGTATAGCGCTTATGCTGAAGCAAGGCGGAAAGTGGGACATTGACATCATTAATTCTTACTGTTTTTCCTGCAACATCGACAGGGTTAAATTTAATTTGCTTGGTGACGTATTTGACACAATAGCGGGCTCGTTTTACATTAGCCTTAGCGAGCCAAACATGGCCTAAATCAGCAACGGCACTGCGCAAAGTATTATATAAAACATCAGTACCGAACAAAAAGCCATGAAAATGTAAGCGAGGCTCCGTACCAACTTCCGGGTGCGTACCGAATTCTTGAAAGAACGCATGTTTGAAAGAATGTCCAATGCGATGACGGACACGTTCATTCCAACGACGAATAAAACCAGAAGGATCAATAAGGGCATCTTTATAATATTTAGGAGAAATAGTTATAGTAATAAAAATGGCCTGCCGCGATTCAGCCTTGCAGCGGGCGAGCTCGCGTTCTAACCTAACAAACCAATCATTACGCTGACGACGAAGGCAATCCTCGCAATGTCCGCAAGGAACCATAATCCATTGACGGGCAATATCCCATGGACGGAGAGCCAATGCAGATTTATGATCCGCATCAACATTGAAACCAACACGAGGTCTCTTTTTATCGTAATAACGACGATTACGAATCCATATAGGATGTTGGCAGGCCATTAAAAAAAGGATTGTAAAATATCATAAAGACGAGTAGGATGAGCCTTGCGGGAAGAGACAAGAAACTCAGCAGCTTCATCAATATGCTCAAACCAAGCAATAATAGTACGCCTGTTTTGATGATAAACACCAACAGACCAGCGAAATTTTATATTACCAGAACGAGGACCATAGACAGGTCTATTTGCGTCATACTTATCCATAAAAGTCATTTAAGGGGTTCGATTCGGCCAAGGCCGACTGCGAACAGATGGAAGAATCCCCGAAGACAGAGTACGCTAAAGCGCTATAATGGTCTCGGTTTCACTGAACGCATCACGTATCAGAGTTATCGGGGATTCAAGTGTTAAAGAACCTTGCCGCCAAGAGAGCGGACTACAACGCGAGAACCATTACGCGTCTTTTTCTTTCGCCTGCTCATCGAAGTCAAGATTAAATACAATGAAATTGGGATAGAATTGCATACCAGCGAAACGTGGACTCGAAGCTATATACGAAACCACCACATGAAGATGCGCAGCGTCAACATATGCCTGAGTACCAAGAAGCGAATCAAAATGAATCGCCGAGGCCAAGCGAGTATCAACATTTGCAAGGTTGGGTCGAAGGTCCTCAAAGGCTTTGAAGTGACCATCAGCAATTTCGCCAGCTACAAAATCAAACACCGGAATACCGGCTCCAAGAATACGAATGATAATCTGCATAATAGTAAAATGTTTGTTATTAAGGTTTTGTAATCAATTACTTACTCTTTCAGATACTTGTTGTTAATAGTCACTCTACAAAGCTTTCAAAGAGCGTTGATAGCTACCCAGAATTCCGCACCTTGGGAGGTGTCAGACCAAGCAAACGCAGCTCTAATGAAGCAGCGAGGTTCTATAGAAACGAAGTCACGATAAGCCTCAAATCCAGTCGAAACACCTTTGTATTTCGGCTCAAAACGGACTCGATGATACTCAAGCCAAAAAGCGTCAAAGCTCGAGTGGTCCTCCAGAAAGCGATTAGAGCCGCCGATAGTAATGCGTGCCATAATGATTTGTTTTTAAGTTACAATACAAATATAGCCCAAAAATCAGGAACATCTAAGGATAAATCAGAACAAAGATGTTCAAAATCGGATAAATCAACGTCTGATCTCATGTCGGCTAACAGTAGTTCCACCAATAAATTCTCCTTGTTCATTTGAATACGATTTAGTTTCACTCATAATAGAGCCACTACCACGAACGGCTTTAGCGCCAATATAAGAGCCAGTAATATCCATAGCTCCAGCAATAACTGACTTAGCAACAGCATAACCCAACGCATTCTTGGCGGAACGATTAGAAAACCAGTTACCAGCAACACCTTGCTTACCGAAGGTGAGGTTAAGACCAAGAAGAACCTTTTGCATCTCCTCGCCTGTCATCTCAATAGTCTTACCATTAGGCTTACCACTCTCGTCAACATCAGGAACAGGAATCTTAGTATTCCAATTCAACTGGAACCACTTTTGAGCATCCTGGACAGATATCTGCTGATGTCCAGCCTGAGCAGAAGTGAGAATATACTGGGCCTTAAGAAGAGCAAGAGAAGACTGCATATACTCATCAAGATATTTATTACGACCCTTAATATTCTCATACTCCTCTTTCAAGACACCAACACGAGCAATGATCTCTTCAAGGGCATAACCGGAGGTAGTCTCAGTAAGCCAAGCATTGACCTTCTCGATATCGCGCTGAGCGGACAACATGTCAAGCTTAACATCGGCAGAAAGATCATCTTTGCCACGAATAGAAAGATCGAGATCATCCATAGCCTTACGCCATTCAGCAGAATGAGTGTCGCCACGAGCGCGATCAGCTTCAGCTCGATCACGATCAGCGGCGGCTTCGTTGCGCTCACGTTCGGAAGAAACAAGACCAATACGGGCTGCAGCGAGAGGATCACCGGAGAAAGTCTGAGGAGAACCAATAGGAGCGCCGCCAGAAGGACCGGAACCACCAGAAGGGGCGCCACCAGAAGAGGTGGGAACAGTAGCGGAAACACCAACGCCAGAGGAACCAAGAACAGCAGCAGGCGTAACACCAGCCTTGAGATAACGTTCAAAAACCTTAGAAGGATCGTTATAAGCATTCTCGTAATCAAACATCTCCTTGTCGTGGGTGAGCTGATATTCGGCAGATTTAGCCATCTGTTCAAGGGCGTACTGCTGCTGAAGCTTCATTTGCTTCTGCTGATACTTCCACTGGCGACGGGCAGCAATGCCACCAAAAAGAGCATTACCAAGACCAGCGCCTCCAGCGTTACCAAAAGAGGTGGCGGCACTAGAACCCATGCCTTGGAGAGCAGATGTTAAAAAAGGCGTCATAATTAAAGCTTATTGATGCGACCACGGGAGTCGTAGGTTATGGTCATCACAACCGAGTCCTTGCCAGAAAAAGAAGTTGCAGTTTGCTGAACACGATGCACAGTAGCGCAACCAGAAACAAAGAACGCCGCAAGAGCAGCAACAATGGCGGAAATAAGAGTCCAGAACTTTTTCGAAGTAATAAGCTGTTTAAATGTCATAGCAGTAGAAAACGATTAAAGAAATGCGCGGCCTCTCCGGCAGTCGCTACCAAGAACCTCTAACCATTCAAGCATTCTGCTCAGAGGGGTCCGCGCACGTAACATATATCATCGAGTAAAGAGACCTTACTATTTCTTTTCAGGATCGGTAGGTGTCGAACTCGACGGTTTTGTATCCAACTGAGAATCAATAAGTTCCTGACCTACTTCAAGACCATCAAACTTATCCATGCGAGAATAAGAATTCGGGTCAAACTTTAAATCCGGATCATATTTTTCTCCTTTATCCCAATCAGACTGGGTAGCCTCAACATCGGGACGACCGGGAAGAACGTCAACAGAACCGGAACCATCAAGAACAGAACGAATACGTTGACCACGAGAAATATATTGACCAGGAGTCTCAAAAAGCCAATCAAGTGCCATAATACACAAATTAACGATTAGACAAACGAGTAGCAAAGGTTTTATTTACCAAACTCTTCTTGTAAACCGAATATGATAAATTCACAAAGAAATTATCCTCCGTATCCGAAGCGAAAGGAGAGTTGACAGATGTCATATCAACGAAGAGACACGGATAGTAATACTGCGGTTGAGATACGCCAATAACACCAATTTCCGCGGAACGCTGCTGAACCCAATACGAGTACAAAGGAACTTGAGTATCACCAGTTTTAACAGGTCCGGCAGTAGTCTGAAGTTGGCCAAGGACCTCATCGTAAGAAGAACGAAATTCGTTGAAGCACGGCTCATTGGCAACAATAGTGGTGGAAGACGCAGCAGATCCAAAAAAACCAAGGCGGCCGGCCGGAACATTCTGATAACCGATATCGTTATAGATAGGATTGAAGTAGTCAGATCCCTTATAGTCTAAGTAATCAGGTCGAATTCCGGTCCAATAATAAACCGGGCGAATGCTGAGCATATCAATCATATAACCGGGCTCACGGAAATAATACGACTGACGACGACCAAGCCGTGCGTTAAAAGCGATGGAACCGCCCTGCTGACCAAGGGGTACGCCGTCGGCACCAAGGTTGTTGACACCAGCCTGATTCATAACGACCTGGACATTTACGGTCTGCGAAGCACTAAACAAGAGTTTCGGACGATCGACATGTTCAATACGAGAAGCGAAGAAAGTCTCAAGCCAGTCAGAGTAACGGGATCCACCCGCACCGAGAAGATCTTTGTACTCCTGAAGACGCGAGGCAATAGCTAACTGAGGGATCGTGGTAACACCAGACATAGAAACGTCATTCGACGTACCATTCGGAAGAAGACGACTAAACCGGTCGGGGCTCGAAGGAACCACGGCCATAGGGTGAGCCTTCAACATAATAGTATAAAGAATCGAAGACGCGGGAGTAGCAGGTGCTTTAACATCAAACTGGGACACAGGAACATTCGAGAGGTCAATCGAGCCATCAGAAACCGGAGCAACAGGAAAACCTGTCAAGGGCGCAGGCAATGACGAAACATCAGAACGGACAATCTGATAGGCAAGGTTAATACGATTATACGTACGATTCGAACTCTCAACGGCAGAGGGATAAAACTGACTCTCAAAATAGGCATCAAGACTCTCAACAGCCCCTAC